ATAGGCTATTAATCATTAAACGATTTTCGAACGATTTAATCGCTGTAATGACTTACCGCTGTGCAGGGGTAAATCATTACAACAACTTGTCATCTTATCCAAACAATTGCTTTGTAACTCGTTTTGTAGTACAATCAAAGACAAATCACAACTACCGTAGGGACTACGGAAAGTTACGCCTGTGGAGAGAGTGTAAGACGGATATATTCCTTTTGGGAGTATACCGCAGTTCTCGACGAATCAGGAAGCTCACGCCTCTATAGGTGGGAGTAGTTCACGAGATAGCGGTTACGTATTCAATCGCATGATCACGCCGGTTTTTAGACTCTCCGGCGGGGATCTAAAACAGGGATACGAGCAGAAACGGGCTGACCGCTCTACAAATAATCCCCCGGTTTAGCAGCCGGGGGTCATCCATTTTATAGGCCATTTTCCTGATGTCGGTAAAATGGTATGCGAAATAGTGCAAATATGGTGAAAATATGATATAATATGAATATGCTCTATTTCCCTTAAATGTTTCAGTCGGATGCATGCCTGAAACCTCTTGGATACGCGTTACACTTTCCTATAACACGCCAGCAATAACGTTGGCGTGTTATCCCATTTATGGTATAATTACATCGGTAGCTGCATAGGTTTTGACCTGCGCGAAAAGCCCCGGCCTTCTCCACGGCTGGGGCTTTTTTATTTGAAAAATATATCGAAATCGATTATATACTGCGTCCCGTAATTATCATCTAATCGAGTGAGGTTAACTCTCTCGATTGTATTAAGTACAGCCTGCCTGCGGGCTTCGGGTGTATCCGGGCAGTTGTTAATGATGTCACATATATCTGCTGCAGATAGTTTCTCAGGCTGGGATTTTGGAGAATCAAGAGATGCTAAATCCTCGCGTATCTGAGATTCTTCTGCTTTGAGCGTGCTCAGCTTATCGGTGGCCTCTGCTTGGGAGAGTAGGGAACTGGAGAACCATTCCATTACAACTTTGCGCTCGGCTTGGATTTTTTCCAGCCGGCTGGTGAGGTCGTGCCGTCTTACCTGCTTAGGCTGAGCGTTATCCTGTGGCCCTTTCCTACGGTTGATATATGCCAACAGCTTTTCCTCATCTCGGCAGGCATCTTGCAGAGCTTCCCAGAAAATATTGTCGGTGAGCTCTACTTTCATATAGCGGGTGTCACAGGTCTTTCCTTTGCGGGGGGACACGAAGTTGCACATATAATACTTAACTTTATTTTGATGGCCGCTGCGAGTGATGTAAATTCTGCCACCGCATTTCCCACAATAAGCCAGCCCCTGCAGCAGACCAGGCGTTTTAGATGGCGCCCAGGTCTTGAACGTTCTATGGGTTGATTTCACTGAGAGAGCCCTTTGATGCAGCTCTTCATCAATAATTTGGGGGCAGGTCATTTCAATCCACTCATCTTGTGGACGGGGAATTCGTGCATAGGTATTTGGACCGGTTTTTTTGTGATAAAGGGCATTGGCAAAATATCGGCCGGTATAATGCGGACGATGGAGCAGGTTCCGCACGGTTGAATTGCACCATTTTCCCCTTCCGCTAGGAGTAGGGATACCTTTTTCATTAAGGCACTGGGCAATGTATGCACAACCACCGATACGGTCTTCCACGTACCACTTATAAACCATCTTCACCACTTCGGCTTCAGCCTTATTGATTGTGTAGGTGCTGGTCTCCTTGTCGTAGTTGTAGCCGTAAATATGGGAATCACAGATGGCCTTACCCGCCCGGAGTTTTGCCCTTTTTCCTCGCATGGTCCGCTCACGTATTTTGGCCCTCTCATACTCGGCAAAGACGCCTTTCATCTGTAGCGTCATCTGCCCCTCGGGAGTGGCAGCAACTTCGCCGATCACAAAAAGCGGATGGCAATGCGCCTGCTCAAATTCGTCGACCAGTATAAGCTGATGAATGAGCTTACGGGCCAGTCGGTCCGCATCGTAGATGATAACAGCATCAAATAATCCGTCTGCTACCGCATCGCGCAGCTGGTCAAGCGCAGGGCGTTCCAGAAATCCACCTGAGTAGCCATCGTCCACATATTCCTTGATAACTACGGACCCCATATCGGCAGCCTTTTTCCGGCAGGCTTCAAGCTGGGTGCCGATGGAATACCCGTGCTCAGCCTGCACATCCGTGGATACACGGGCGTAAATTGCTACATTCAAAAATAATTATCCTTTCACAATGGTATTGCTGCTGTTGCAAAAAATGCAACAACTATTCATCCCTCACTCCTTATTCATTACGGGGAGGGCTTTTTCTTATGCTCTTTTTCTGGCTGTTGATGTGCCTTTATCCAGTGGGAGACCTCCGGGAGCAGGAAGATCAGTGGCCATGATTTGTCGCAGCACCTGCTTTTTCTGCCTCTTTTTGATATTGGAGGTAATTAAGGTATTGCTCCAGTTTCGCCAGTGTCTCGCTGTCGGCTGTAGCGATGCGGGAGATTAGAGATGTCTGCTCAGCAGGAGGAGGAGCAGAGACACTCTCTGACTCTCCAATCAGCCAACTAACAGAAACCCCCTCTATACGAGCGATTTTTTTTAACATATCAAAATTTGGTTCACTCTTTCCCAGCAGCCACCCCTTCAGCTGCCCTTCGGATGCACCTATTCTCATCTGGTATTCTTTTTTGGTTCCACGCACGCCAGAGCGCATTTTGAACCTTTTAAATAAATAATTGATTCGTTCGCAGAATGTACCTGGGTTATCGTTATTCATATATATTCACCTATACAAATTATACCTTATTATACTATAATTGTAAAATAAGGGGTAAATTTTGGATAAAACGTATAAAAAATATCTTTACAAATACTGAAATTAGATATATAATCATATTGTCAGATAAAAAATATCCAAATCGGATAAAATAAGAAAGGAGGAAGTTATGGGCATTTCTATCAAGGGTGTGATTGCCGGGCGCAACAAGAAGTATAAGGATGTTGCAGCGGCTGTCAAAATTCGACCCAACACATTTTATAAGAAGCTAGACAAAAACTCTTTTACTCTGGCGGAGGCTGAAAAAATCATGGAAGTTTTGGGGATGAAGCTTGTTCTGGCAGACAAATAATTTTTAACTGTTTGCGGATAAAATTTATCCAAAACTGATAAAATGACACTGAAGGAGGTTAACTATGCGCTACCAAAACGGCATAACCTACACCTTTCACGTCGGCGAATGTACCGCCTATGTCCGTCTACATAACTACGGGCCCCAGGCGGTGGAGAACTTCAACAAAGCTCTTGGACGGGAGCTCGTAAGGGCTTACGAAAAGGAGGCTGAATCCCATGAAAGAAAAACTACTTTATCATGTCGTGAACTTTAGTGGCGGCAAGGATTCAACGGCTATGCTCCTCCATATGATTGAGCTTAGCATGCCCATCGATGAAATCATCTTCTGTGATACAACAGTAGAGTTTCCGCAGATGTACGACCACGTTGACAAAGTAGAGCAGTATATCGGCCGGCCGATAACACGGCTTTGCAGAGAGCATTCATGGGAATATATGCTTTTGCATCATATCAAGAAGAGGAGGATTAACTTTGGAAGATTTTGAGTTGAGAATAAGCCGTGCATGGTCACGTAAAAAACGGCTCGAGCGCACAATCAAAGGACTCTTTGCGAGTGCGGCGCTCGTAAGCGCTGCGGTAATCTTTTCCGGATTCTATAGCGGCGACCAGGTTCAGGTCGAAACTGTCCACAAGGTGCAAAAGGGCGAAACGCTCTGGAGTATATCCGAGGATTATCTCAAGCGGAACACCGGCGGGCGGCGCTATATCCTCGAATTCAAGGAAGGTATCAAGGAACTCAATCCATGGTTATGCGATACGCATGAACAGATTCAGCCGGGAGACTCAATAACGATTCGTTATTGGGTGAAGAAAGATGAGGTGTTAAACAGATGACCATTAATCAGCACGCAGATTACATTTTAGACAATACGGACAAGGCGCTTATTGTCTATCACGAAGACGGGTCGGACGACCTGAAGCTTAAAGTAAACTGCACTTACCGCGAACTTATGGAGCTGATTGCACAGCTACTTTACGACACGCACGAGAAAAGTGGCCTAACGCTGGACGAAATCGGCAAAGACTTAAATGCTGCCATGGAGAACGTAGCGGCGTTAAGAGGTGAGCCGGATGATTAACGGGTGTAAACCGGGCTATGGTTGGCGGTGGTGCCGCGGGCGCCGGAGAAAAAAAATAGCCGGCTGGGGAAAAGCCGTTCCCCAACAGGCTGAAAGTGTTGATATTGATGATAATGTGGTAATTATACCACAGAAAAGGAGAGTAAGACAATGAAATTAAGACGATTAACCATTGCAAATTTCAAGGGGCTCGACAAGCTCGATGTGGCCCCTATGGGCAAAGATGTCACCATAACAGGCGAAAACGGTACGGGGAAAAGCACGATTGCTGATGCTTATGCGTGGTGTGTTACTGGTAAAAGCTTTGATGGCAAGGCCATCGATACGCAGATAAAGAAGCGGGCGGAGGATGGTTCAACACCCAATGACGGCGGCGTGGAGCACGCTGTCGAGGTAGAAATGGAAACTGACGATGGCCAGCCTATTGTCCTGCGCCGGGAATTCAAGGAAAAATGGGAGAAGCATCGGGGGGCTTCTGATCGCGAATTCAAAGGCCATACATCAGACTATTCCATTGATGGCGTACCTTTGGCGAAAAAGGAATATGACAAAAAAGTGGGGGAGCTCATCCACGGTGATGTCTTCCCGCTCCTTTCGATGCCCTTGTATTTCTGCACCAATATGAAATGGCAGGACCGGCGAAAGCTGCTCATGGAGATGGCCGGGGACACCACCGACGCGGATATCATCAAGGATAATCCGAACCTTGAGCCGCTGGCCGCGGAGCTGGAAAAGCATTCTATAGCTGATTTGCGCAAAATCATCCAATCGAAGATGAAGAAAAACAACGAGGAAATCAAGACCATTCCTGCTCGCATTGATGAGCTCACAGGCATGATGGGTGAGGCCCCAGGAGACAGGGAAAAGCTGGAGGCCGAGGTCAAGAGGCTTGAGAAGGACAAGGCGGCCAAAGAAAAAGAGCTGGCAGGGATTCAAAATGGTGGCGAAATTGCTGAGCGTCGCAAGGCCCTCGCTGAGATTGAAGCCCGCAAGACTAAATTCATGGCTGAATTTGAGGCTGAGTATACGCTAAAGACTGGTGATGCTGAAAAGGTCATCCGGGGTTGCCGCTCGGAAATCGAATCGTTGGGGCATGAAATAGAACATGGGCAGGAGGAAATTAACCGCCTGCAGAGCATGGCAGACTTCCAAGATAAGCTGGCTGCTGATTTGCGCACTGCATGGAATAAGGTATATGCAGAGACCTGCCCCGAGACTGTCGATAATATTTGCCCCTACTGTGGCCAGCCTCTGCCTGCTGATAAGCTGCAAGAATTAAAGGCCAAGGCATCAGAGGAATTCAACCTTGATAAAGCCAACAGGCTCAAGGAAATCCAGACCAAGGGCAAGGCCATTATGGCTGATAAGCAGAAAGACCTGGATAAGATTGAGGCCATTAAGGCCAAAACTGTCGAAAAACAGGCCCGCATCACAGAACTGACAAAAAACCTTGAAGAAAATCAAAAATTATTAGAAGGCACAGAAAAGCCAGACATCAAGAAAAACCCCGAATACATCCAGCTTAACGAGGAAATCGAGATGGCGCAGACCTTCATTAAGTCGCTGGAGGGGGATTCTAAGGAGGCTGCTGATACTGTGGAAGTTGAGATTTCCAACCTTGCTACAGATATTTCCGGTCTCCAGGAGAAAATTGCCGCGTTCAAGAAAAACGACGAGATGAAGGCCCGCATCGAGGAGCTCAAGGACCGAGAAAAGACGCTCGGCAAACTTTACAGCGACCTTGAAAAGCTGCTTTTCTTAACCGAAGAATTTCTGCGGGCCAAGGTCAAGGCCACAGAGGAAAGCATCAACAGCCATTTCAAATATGTGCGCTTCAAGATGTTCACGCAAAAAATAAATGGAGCGCTGGAGGAATGCTGTGAACCCATCATTGACGGCGTACCATTTAACGACGGCCTTAATAAAGGCAATCGCATGAAAGCGGCGCTGGATATCTTGAATGCTCTCACGAAATATTATGGGGAAACACTCCCCGTATTCATTGACGATTGCGAGAGTTATACCAGCCTGCCGGATGTCGATTCTCAGCTGATTAAATTAATTGCTGTAAAGGGCGAAAAGTCCCTAACGATAAACGTGGATAAATGAGTTTTTAGGAGGGGAAACAAACGTGGAAAATTTAGACCAGGGCAACATTAAAGCAGCGATCCAAATCAGCACGGACGGGAGTGTAACTGTCGGTGAAACGAGGGGCAGATATAAGGATATTATATGCCTTTTGGGATTTGTTATTGTCAATCTCCATGAAGAATCGGGAATCGATTTGGAGGAGCTGGGCGAAGACCTCAATAAAGTCGTAAAAGAGATTGAACGCAGGAGTGAAAAAGAAAAATAATGAATGCATCAACAAACAAATTATTTTCTTTTTTATGCGCAATGCTACAGCAGATAGCACAAGAGAAAAATCAGGTATCTGATGCGCAGAAAAAACTGGTATTTGATGCTATTGAAGAATATAACAGCAACATAAAGGAGGACAAATAAAATGGCAAATGATATCCAAAAAGTGAATGACAATAACAATCTGGTGCCGGGATTCCATTCTGGGGCGGCTTTCGAACTGCTCCAGCGTATCTCTAAGATGTTCAATACATCGACATTGATGCCGCCCCAGTTCCGTGGACCCGAGAACTTAGGTAACTGTGTGATTGCCGTCAACATGGCGCAGAGAATGAACGCCGATGTCATGATGGTGGCACAGAACCTTTATGTGGTCCATGGGAATCCCGCATGGTCCTCTAAATTCATGATTGCGACTTTCAATCAATGCGGCAAATACAGCTCCATTCACTACAAAGAAACTGGTGAAAAGGGTACTGATTCCTGGGGATGCATTGCATGGGCCAAAGAATTGGCTACAGGCGAAATCCTCGAAGGTCCTGAAATCACCATCGGCATTGCGAAGAAGGAAGGCTGGTATAACAAATCTGGCAGTAAATGGCAGTCAATGCCTCAGCAGATGCTGCGCTATCGTGCAGCATCTTGGTTCATCCGCACCACGGCCCCTGAAATCTCTATGGGCCTGCAGAGCGTGGATGAGATTATTGATGCAGAGCCCATCAATGTGACCGAAGAAATCCGGCAGAATGCCAACATGCAGGAATTCATACCTGAAGCACCAGCTCCCGCTATTACAGCAGGCCAAAAGGTGACCATGGATGACCTCAATAAGGCAGAAGCAGATGCCACTCCTGAGCCGGTTCCTGTGGAAGCCACAAAAGCAGAAGCGAAGCAGAGCACCGATATTCCGGGTGAAGCACCGGGACAAACGGGATTTGAAGGGCCGGGATTCTAATGTTAAATATAGCAGTTCATGCCTCCGGGAGCTCAGGTAACTGCTATACGGTGAGAAGTGACAGGGCCATAGTCATGTTGGACTGTGGCCTGCCTTACCGTCGTATAGCTGAAATGACGGACTTCAGGCACCCGGATGCAGTATTTATAACACATGAGCATATGGACCACATAAAGGCGGCTGCCGATTTCATGAAGCGTGGCGTCGATATCTATATGAGCAGAGGCACCATGGAGGCCGCAGGGCTCGAACCTAATCACCGGCTCCACATCATCAAAAATCGTCAATCTGTACTGGTGGGCGACATCGTGATAAGCGCATTTGACACGCAACATGATGCTGCCGAACCGCTTGGATTTTTACTTGATGATGTCTATGACAAAGTGCTCTATGCGACCGATACATATTACCTAAAATATTGTTTTCCAGGTCTCACAAAAATCATGATTGAATGCAATCACTCTTATGAGATTTTGGCCGAAAATCTGCAAAATGGAACCCTCCCGAAAGCTTTGGAAAAGCGCCTTAAAGAGAGTCATTTTTCTTTGGAAAATCTCAAGAAATTCTTTGAATCAAATGACCTTTCTAAGGTCACAGAAATATGGTTAATTCATCTTTCAAAAGGTAACGCTGACCCGCGACAATTCCAGAGGGAGATTGAGGCATTGACGGGCAAGCCGGTTTACTTAGGTTAGGGGACACCTAAAAGGGAGGAGGTGATGCAATGACCCTCATTGAAAAATTTAATTCATTTTGTGAGGCAAGCAGCGGTAAGGTGGGGGCGGCAGAACGTGGCCTTTATGTCACTCTTTTGGATATTTGGAATAAACTCTATCGCCCCGATTGGTTTGACGTAAGTAATACCCAGCTCCAGCGCATACTGGCCACAGGGAGCCATAACTCAATCACTAGATGGAGAAATAATCTTGAAAAGCAGGGGTTTCTTGAGTCAAAAAATATGGGGAAAGGCAAGCCGCTGAGAATTCACCTGAAAGAATTACCGACCACGTCAAAAAGTGACGTACCTACGTCAGAAAATGCCCTACCTAGTACGTCAGAAAATGACGTACCACAATTACCGACCACGTCAAAAAGTGACGTACTACCACGTCAAAAAGTGACGTGGGGTAAGTCAAAAAGTGACGTGGGGGTACGTCAAAAAATGACCACATCACAGAGTACAGAGATATATACAGAGATTACAGAGGGGGGGAAGATACAGAGTAGTAACTTGGAAAGTATAGCTCCCCCAGAAATCTCTCCCCCTCCTATCCCTGAAAATGTTTTGATAGCTTATCAAAACAAAATTAATCAGACACCATCAGGGCAAGAGAAGGACATCCTCGCGGCGTTATGTGCCGACAAAGGTAATAAAGCTGTTATGTATGGCATTGAGCGGGCTTATGAGAATGATGTCCGCAGCATTAAGTATATTCGCGGAGTGATAAACAATCTGCGAGAAGGAGAAGAAAATGGACAAAGACATCGAGCGAATGGCGGAGGTTATCAAGAAGCATTTGATCCCCAGGCAGAACGTGACAAATGGAGAAACGAAACGTCAGGCTGGGATTGAGCTGTCAAAGTTTTATTCTCAGTTGGAGCAAGCTGGTATCTACAAGCGCTACCGTAATGTGACTTTCGAGAATATCGAAAAGCGTGGGATGCCGGATTCGAAAAATATCCGGGAAAACTATGAACATGTCAAAGCCTTCGCTCAAGACCTCAATGCTCAGGTAGCAAATGGCAGAGGGCTGATTCTCGCAGGCCATTATGGCACGATGAAAACGACCATGGCTGTGGCAGTGCTTAGAAAATGGCTCGACTCCGGCCATGGCGGGCTCATTGTTCCCATGTGCAGCCTGATCGACAACCTCAACACCATGAGGATACTGAACCGGGAGGAATTTGCTAAGTATGACCAGCGCATACGAAGCACACCTTTGCTGGTGCTCGATGACCTCGGCGGGGAAGACATGGACAACCGGGTAAAAAGCAAGATAGACAGCATACTGACAGAGCGGTACAACAAGATGCTGACCACCATCATCACGACGAACAAGACGAAGAAGGAGTTGGAGGGCACCTATTCAGAGCGTGTCATGGATAGGCTCAAGAATACTGCGCAGTATCTTGCATTCGACGAAGACAGCCAGCGTCGCCATAATGACTGGAACGAGGAGGGCTGACCATGCAAATCGACACCCAGCCCGTCACCTTCACCATCGCAGGCCATCCTGCCACCAAGAAGAACAGCCCGACTCTAGTCAAAGGGCGGGCCGTGATTCTGCCGAGCAAAGCTTATCGGCAATATGAGAAGCAGTTTCGCTCCCAGCTCACGCGCATGGAGTTTGAAAATGGCGAGCTTCCACACTTCGACGGTCCTGTCCATCTCGAAGTCAAGTATTATCTCAAAGACCGGGCACACTATCCCGACCTGAATGGCTTAATTCAGGCCACACAGGACATCCTCAGCGATGAGTATACGAGATTCGCTGGCCGTCGTGTCCTTTCGCGGGAGTGGGTCCTCGCGGATGACAGACTGGTCAAAAGTCTCGACGGATGCCGAATCGCAGGAATCGACAAGCTGGCTCCCAGGGCCGTCATCACGATTACTCCGATGGAGATTGACCCGGAGACCGAGACGGACCCGTATCTTGTGAAGCTGGCAAAAGAGCGGCTGCAGAGCCGTCTGTTCTGAAGGGGGAAAAAGATGGGCAGGAAGCATTATATCAACAGCGACCCCACGGCATGGAAAGCAATATCATGGGTGGACAGGGAAGCGGCCAAGGCTGAGAAGCTGAAACGCTCTAAAATCGCCGTAGAGGGGCGTGAAAATCGCAAGGTATACACTTATACCAAAAATGGGGCAGACACCCATCAGGCGCAAAATCTCGAAGTCTGAGGGGCAATTGTGTGTAATAGCGTATCTGTAAAATGCGAAAGAGGGGTAAATTATGAGCTTTGCAAGAAGCAGGGCAAGAAAAAACAAGAAACAGGCCGGGGGCGTTGATAAAAAGGCCAGACAGGAGGAGCAACGGGCAAAGCGCAGCGTCAAAAGGGCCTGTGTTTATGAGTTTTACATGGGAAAAATCACAAGGAAACAGGCGCTGCATAATCTGTCAGCCTGTTTTCTCTTGTCCATGAATGAGTGTTATGGCTTTGGCGCCGGGAAGCTTATGCAGCTCCATCACAAGATGCAGAATGAGTTTGACTGCATCGTGGGCCATTACGTGAGCGTAGCAGAAATTGAAAGATTCCTCGCGGATGAAATCGGTATGAGAACGGAGCGCGCAGAGAACCATTCAAAAATCGATTACTACGGGCAGATTAAACTGAAGGCTGTCAAAGAAATGTCCGCAGCCTTTTTAATGGCACTCCTGGACGAATTCGGCTTCAAGGCTCTTCGGCTGTCAAAAGCCTATGCCCAGGTTTGTGACCTCAGCGACAGGGTGTTTAAAAAAGAGACCACATACGAGGAAATTCATGAGCGCCTGAAGGTTATCATGGAGAGGGGAAAATATCCTTCGGAAGGTCGCTTTAAGGCCATTGCCCATACAAGAATTATGGAAACAGCATAAAAAACAAGGGGAGATTTTATCATGATTAAAATTTACGAAAACGAACTGCCGATGCCGGTGAGAAACGACGGCAAGAGAAGCGTGTCCGAGTATACAACTAACGATTGGGCCCATAAAGTCAAAGAGGAGCTCATAGAGGCATGCACGGCAGGAAGCCCCGAGGAGCAGGCTCTGGAGATAGCGGATATCATCACGACTTGCACAAGCTGGCTCGAAAGCACAGGGAATGATTTCGAAAAAAGAAAACAGCTTTTTAGACAGACAAACTGCAAGAATCAGGGCCGTGGGTATTTGGAGTATATGGAGTGTTAATTTTGGACAAAAAACAGCGGATTATTGAAGAAATTGTCATTGATTTGTCCATCGCTGTTATGCTTGCAGTGCTTGTATTAATGGCGTGGATATATGCAGGGATTTGATGAAATTGACTGATGAAGAATTAGAGTCTATTAAATTGCCTGATTGCCGGTATTGCGAAGGCAGGGCAAGCGTTCGCAGAGCGAGCCAGGAGTGGTGGTTTGTTGGCTGTGAGTGCCAACTGAAAAAACAATGCACAAGGGAGTTTGTGCTGGAATGTGTGAAACAATGGCGGAGGATACATGGACGATGATTGAGATTTTGGAGCATTGGCCGGCGGTGCTGGCGGGCTTTTTGTTTTGCCTGCCGGCATGCTTGATATTAGCAGTTTGGGCGTGGAGGACGAGGAAAGGAGAGCGCAGGAAATGAGCCGTAGATTTACAGGAGTAACTGATACTAACGGCCGGAAAATATATACGGGCAATACAGTTAAAATGCACTATTTCTTTTTTAATGGTAGTCCGTCTGGGAATAGCGTGTGGGTAGACGAAACGGAAATTATAGGAAAAGTTGGAAAAGATTGGCGAGGGATATATACAAAAACAAAAGAAGGTATCAAATACCATTGGAAGGATTATTTGCGAGACCCCAATGAAGAATTGGAAGTCTTATGAGGTGTAGGAAATGACTAAGCATGAGTTTTGGACATTTGTTAATGATTGCATAGACCTTGTAGCGGATGAATATGGTTGTAGCTATTGTCCAGCTAAAGCATATTATGATGAACTGAATGTTGCTTGTCCTGCTACGAAGGATGATTATTGCTCTGGGATTTGTAGAGATGTATACGAAAAGATAGAAGAACAGGAGCGTGGCAATGCACATAGGACTGATTGATGTTGATGACACGAATTTTCCGAATCTTGCACTGATGAAATTATCGGCATGGCATAAGTCAAAAGGTGATAGCGTTACATTGCTGAAACCTGATGATGTCATTAAAGGACAGAACCTGTTTCAGCCGTGGGATAAGTTAATCGGTGCGTGTGTTTTTACAAAAAATATGCCTTTAGTCAAACGGCTGAGGGAGCAAGGCGCAGATGTGGCAGGGATCGGCACAGACGATAAGCGAGAATTGCCGTATGGGATAGAGCATATCTATCCCGACTATGGTTTATACGGCATAAAAGATACGGCATACGGCTTTCTAAGCCGTGGTTGCCCTCGTGCATGTCCGTTCTGCATTGTGGCTGGCAAGGAAGGTAAGCAGTCACGAAAAGTAGCGAATTTGTCTGAATGGTGGCATGGTCAGAAAAAAATAATGCTATGTGATCCCAACCTTCTCGCCTGTCCAGAGCGTGATGATTTGTTAGACCAGTTAATCGACAGCAAAGCATGGGTTGATGTTAATCAAGGTTTTGATGTGCGTTTACTCAATGATTCAGTGATTGAAAAAATCAATGCGCTGAAAATAAAAATGCTGCATTTTGCATGGGACAATCCGAGAGATGATATTGTCAAACGAAAGTTGAAAGACTTTGCAGAATGTAATTCGCTGGATTCAAGACGAAGACGTGTTTACATTCTTACAAACTACTGGAGCACGTTTGACGAGGATTTGTACCGAGTTTATTGGCTGAGAGATAACGGCTATGACCCGTATGTGATGATTTACGAAAAAGAAAAAGCACCAAAGCAGATTCGGCGATTACAACGATGGGTGAATAATAAAAATATTTTCAGAAGTTGCGAGAGGTTTGAGGAGTATAAAAGCGGGGGGACGAGAAAATGACGATTAATGAAGCTAAAAAGTTGTTGCCACCTAATTTAAAATATCCGCTGCCTGATGGGGTTATTGATAATCTTATTAATTGCACATCAATCCCTTGCCGGTTTGACATAAAGGACGATGATGGCACGAGCGAAAATCTTGGCTATGCATATGCTTTATTGGCAGCGTTGATCGAATTGAAAGAACGCAGAAGGACTTTGCAAAGTATTTGCGATAGCTTGAGGCATGAATTTTATGGCTATGATTCTGAAACTGATTATTATGCAGGATATGATGATGGCATAAAAAGAGCAATGGCGATGATTGAAAGCGAGCGTGATTCAGATGGCAGAGAAAATAACTAACCGAGACTGGCTTGTGCAGAAATTGATAGATATGTCCGATGAAGAATTTGCAGATAAAGTTTGTGGCAGTGAATTGTGGTCATGTAAAGACTGTATGGAAAATAAAATTAACACTTACGGTTATTGTCAAGATTGCCAAGAAGGATTTCACAAATGGCTACAACAGGAGCGTGGCGAAGATGGCAAATAAAATGAGCCTTGACGGATTTAAGCCAATTTCAATTTACAAAAAAGAGCGTAGGGCAATAGAACCAAAGATATTGCCGTCGAAAAGTGATTAACGAATGGAACCGGAGGTATAGAAATGTCAGAATTTCCCAAAATAACAAATGAAAAATTATTTATGACAAAAATTTATGAAGCGTTGATTCTAGCAACGGACTTTCAAATTGGAAGCGAAGCAATAATTGTGAATGATGGGCTAGTTCACATACCGAATATAGTCGGAGATTATGCGGTGACAATTAAGTTTGTTAAAAACTAGGGGGCGAAGATGGCAAGTTATAGGCAAGTTAGGATGGCTAGTAATGACGCGGGTTTTTGCCCGATATTGATAGCGGTGGCAAGTTGTAGGCAAGTTAAGGAGTTGCGAAGATGGCAGAGACTGAGTTAAAGCTGTGTCCGTTTTGTGGAGGAGAAGCAGAGGTAACAGTATTTCTAAGCAATTACATGGTTGCTTGCACAAGC